TTGTGTCGCCTGATGCTTCGTGAAAAGTTCGTCGTTCAAGCGGAGCGCCTTCGAATAGGCGCTATCGAGGTCCGTAGCCATGCCCGCTTGTAGCAGGCGCTGCATCTCCGGTCCCAATTGGTCTACATACGGATGCGATGACCTGAAGTTTTCGACTTCGGCCACAGCAGCCGCCTGAATCTGTGCTTGTTGCTGGTTCTGGTACTGCGACATCTGGTTTTCCAGATCGCGGGCGCGCTGTTGTGCTGCCATCACGTTCGGATCGATGTGATGTTGCATGTGCTGCGGCAATGCCGCGCTCTGCTGCAACATCTGCTGAAGCGGAATGCCGACCGCATGAGCCACATTCACCAGCGTCTGAATCTTCGTCGCCTCGTCGCCGGTCGCCAGCAACTTACGCGTGTACAGCAAGTCGCGAACGACGACTTCGGGTTGCACGCCTTGATGGCGCAGCTCGTCCAAATGCGGCTGGATCGATTGGACGATCGGCTCGACCTTCGCACGGTAGTCATCGAACCCGCGCTGGCTTTCTTGCTCGCGCTGGTGGATGTACTTCGCAACTTCCGGGTCAAGCTTGTCCCAATGCGCGCGCTGATCGGCCTTCCATGACTTCGGCGGCTCGGGGCGCTCTGTTGCTACCGGCTGCGCCTCGACGCCTGCCACAGCATCCATAGACGGCGCCGCGGGCGCTTTGGGAGCGAACCGGCCCGACTCATCGCGCGACCGGCCTTCGTTCTCGACAGGCTCGGCGCTGATGTTCTCAACGCTCGGCGCATCGACCACGACTTCATGCACCGGATCGGCCGGCGCGTCCGTTACCGATTGGTCGATCGCTTCCAGCGCTTCGGCTAAATCTTCTCTGCGTGTTCCCATGGTTTCTCCGTGGCTTATTTAAGCGCGTTGACTTGGTCGATGATCTTTTGCTTGCGCGCCTTCTTCGATTCGGGCGTAAGGTCGATCTTTTCTTTGGGCTTCAGGTACTTCGTTTCATTGCCAATCTCGATGCAGTTGTGCGCCTTCAGATGCGCGCGGTGGTGCGATCGAGACGTGATCATTTCGCCGGTGATCATCGACTTGTAGGGCGACATATCGGCAGCTACGAAGGGAGCGCTGACGACACGTTGCACTTCGCCGCCGCATTCACATTCCGGGATTCCCAAGTCGCGCTCTGCTACAGAGCGATATACGGCATCGTCCCTGCCGCAGGACTGGCATTTCGTTGCGTAGAGAGGCATGGTTATTCGCCGGATTCGGCTGTACGCGCCGCGCTGATCTGCGCTGCGTCAAGAGTGGTTTCCGCGGAGATTTCCGCGACTTCGATGGCGCGGGCATTGTTCAGATGGGCGATGAGCACTTGCATCTGCGCCTGCATTTCAGCCTTCTGAGAGTCGAGCATCATGCGCATCTGCTCCAAACGCTGCTCTTGCTCAGCTTTCATCTGGTCGCGGTGCATTTCAAGCACTTGCTCTTGCGTCGCTTGGCGTGCTTGCGCTTCCTGTTCGGCGTTGGCCGTCTGTTGCGCAAGATGCGCCTTCAGCATTTCAAGCTGGCCCTGCTGCTGCATCTTGGCCTGCTCAATCTGGTTGCGCCCCTGCTCCATCTGCATGTCGATCTGCGCGCCGGCCTGCTTCTCTTGGATGCGTGCTTGCGATTCGGCCTGCACCTTCTGGATTTCGATCGGCGGCGGCTTGGGCTGATTGGCCTGCTGCGCGATCTGCTTCGTCAGCGTCTCCGCGGCGTTGTCGATCATCCCTTCCAGCGTCTTGCCAGCCTTGAATGCGGACACGCCAAACTTGAGGATTTCTACCAACACAGGCGCCAATTCAGGCGTCGTCTGTGCCGCCGGAACAGCTTGCTGAAGGAACTTGCTGACCATCTCGACGAACTCAATACGATCCTGCTTCTGCGCATCCTCGTCGATCTGCACGAGCGAGTCTGCGTCGACCTCAATGCGGAACGAGCGCAGCACCTTGTTGCGCAGCATCTGGAGCGCTTGCGGCACGAGCTGCTGATCTTCCGGCAGCAACTGTCCGGCAGACGCCATTTGCAGGATGGTCTGGTCGCTGAACTTGCCGCAGATCACCTGTGCTTTGAGGCGAAGCAATTCCGTCGCGTAGATCGCCACGTCTTCCTGCGTCGTACGCAGCCGAACCGCTCCGAATCTCGCCTTGATACCCTGAGCCGTAGCAGTCTCGGCCGCGTCCGTCTCGCCGCGCATGATGTCGGCAATGCCGGTCAACGCGTAAATCTGCTGCACAACGTTCTCGCGCGCTTCGAATGCGATCTGCAATGCCTGCGCGATCGGGCCGAGGTCGATGATGTCGACAGCGCCTTTCAATCCGCCCTTCTCGGCGAACGCAGCGAAACTCTTGACCGGGATCAGGTCATTGTTGCCCGTCTCGGTGAAAAGCCGCTGCAATTCCTTGAACTCGGCGTTATAGACGCCGCGCACCTTGAGCGCCTTGATCAGCCCGTCAATGCGATCGCTGATGACATCGAGTTCGTTCGCTTGGTCCTGATATTGGATGAAGTCGGGAACTGGGACTAGCGTATCGCTTGTCGTCGTGCCGAGCAGAGGCTTCGGGCACGGGAAAAATCCCTCCAGTTCGAGCGGATCGTCCTTCTCATCCAGCAACTGCCCGACCGATTTCGACAGCCAAACAGCTTTCTGCGTCTCCTTGTCCCAAATCTCATAGACGCAGGCCTGCTTGTTCATCTGCTCTTGGCCGGTCGACATCTTCGACTCGCCATAGCCTTCGGCGCCCGGCGTCGCATCCAGCGGCACGCGCATGGCCGTTTCTTCGCCGAAGCGCTCGCACAGCTTCGCATAGGACAGGTAGACACGGCGCCACACGCACGTTACCTCTTCCCATGTGCGCGCGACCGAATGGCCGAAGTCCTTCCAATGCACGTAGTCGACAGGAGAAGTCTCGTCATCGATCTGCTCTAGCGGCTGGTCGTCGGTGATCTGCTCCGCGCCGGCGCCTTCGATTACTGCCTCGTCGTCGCCAGTCTCGTCCTCCGACAATGGCTCCTGCACGCTTGTAACCGGCGCATATCGCACCCATGCCACGCCACGACCGCAGAGAAAGCGATCCTGGACGCTGTTCTTCATCGCCTCCCGGTAATCCGGGTAATGGCGCACTTCAAATTCCAGCGCTCTTTCAAGTAGGAGTGAAGCCACACGCCCGACAGGGTCGCTATCTCTGAAACGACGGGATACGTCGGGCTGCGGTAGACGACTGAAGGTTGCTGGAACCAATGTTTGTACGTTGGCCCATAGGATGTTGAAGCGCGCTGACTCGCTGCCATAGGTGTATTCCTTCGCGTCGTCGCGATAGCGCTTGCCGATCTTGGTCGAGCGGTCAGTCCACTTGCTGAACGTCTTATCGTAGGCCGTGATATAGCCTAGGTAGCGCTCTACTTCGGGAGAACGCGTTGGTTGTGCCATTATTTCACCAGGCTAGAGCTTGACCACGGGGCATTCTGCTGGCCGATCTGGATATTCAATCCAAGAGACGGGCCGTAGACATTCGCGCCGCTGTGGAATAGGCGAAGCGTTCCGTCGCCTACATCGACCACGAATGAATCGAAGACCTGCAAGTTTTCCCATGCATAGGCGCCCGGCACGCCGGCAGCAATGCGGAACGCCCACGTCAGGCCGCCATCAAGCGAAATCCCCTGTCCGATGAACCGGCCAATAGGCGGATTGCCTGTCTGCGTTTGCGGAACGTAGTCGAACGAGATCAGGTATTGCTGGCCTTCTTTCCCGGGCGGCACGTAGACCGATGGCTCACCGGCCGAGTCATTGCGGAACAGCCCGACAGGCGGCAGAACGGCAGGGATGGTCCCTGTCTGATCAACCCAAGTCGCGCCCAAGTCGCTCGACGTGAGCAGCCCGAAGCGCTTCAGACCATCGCCGCCTAGCCCGGCGCACCACATTTCAATGACGTTGCTGCCTTGGCGAACCCGCAGCATCGGATCGAAAACGCCCTGATTGCGCCAGAAGTTATTCGAAGCCGGCACAGTCGCGCTGCAGATCAGACCGACTCGCGTCCACGTGTGAAGATCGGTGCTCGTCGCCCATCGAATCGTCGTGCCGTTATCAGAGACGTATGCCTGATATGTCGTGCCGGCGATCTGAACCGCGCCACCATTGAATGAGAAGAAACCATCCGTCCCATTCGCAAGCATCACCGGATTCGAAACATCGGCCGTCCACGGTCCATCGATGGTCGTCGACGTCCACAGTCCAAGATTCAGAATGTTCGAGTTCGCGGCATTCCCGTTCGTCACATGCGCGGCCGCGGTATAACCAGACAGCAGCATGGCCCATCGATTATTCACGGCATCGAAGAACGGCTCGGGATTGGCAATGTCCGTTGCATCCCACGTGCCGGCCGAACCCTTGGCAATAACCGGAGCTCCAGCATTTGCCGCGAGCGCCGTAAATACCGGCCAGTTGTAATTGAGTCCTACCAGCGACTGAACCTTTATCGGACCCCATGTTGCGTTGCCGCCAGATGGTCCATTGACGCCCATGTAAATACCGCACTTGGTCGCTGTCTGGAAGAGCGTCGACACGATCGAGGAAATCTGGACGCCATTTACCCAAATCGTGATGTTTTGGCCAACGCAATCCACGCGAACAGTCGTGATGGCGTTATTAATTACAGTTGCGTCCGCGATGTACGCCTGATCGAACTGAGTGCCGTCCTGCTTGTTGTAGAGCGTGACGCGGTTATAGCGCGGATCAACCTGGATGCCCCAGTTATTACCCGCGTCCACGTAACGGAACATCATCACAGCGATGACGCACAGATTTCCGTCCGGCGTGAACGATGACATGGGGCACGAGATGGTGAAATCCGACACGCCGGCATCGAAGACGTTGGCATTGGCGTTCACTTGAATAGCCGCCTGAGCCTTTCCGCTGCCGTTCAGCGTGAAAGCGCCAGCCGCGTTCGTGGTCCATGTCTTGTTGCCGATGTTCGTCGGGCGTGATTCGACAAACGTGCCGGCCGTCCCAATGAAATCGTCTTCGGCAAAGATTGACGCACCGCCGCCGAGACTAGGCGCCCATGCGTTGTTGCCGAGACAGTAGAAGTCGCCAGTTTGGCCACCCGCAAGCGATGCAGATGCGGCCGCATTGAGGAAACTACCGCCAATCGGCGGATATACCAGCATCGGCGTCGACGAAGCATTGACGATGACGTATATGTCGCCGGCCATCGCGGTCATGCTGACCGTGTTTTGCGCCGGCAGACGAACACCAGACGACGCCGGCACGTTCGAGAACACGCTGAAGTCGTTGCTGATCAGGGTTGCGTTAGCTTGGGTCGTGCCGGCAGCCGTGAGGTTAAGCGCGGGAACGCCAGCGGTCGTGTTCTGTGCCTGAGCGCCGGGTACGCCCGACCCCATCAGCTTCGCAAGGGTAGTCATCAGCCAATAATCGCTGTTGCGCTGATCGTGCCGCCTACCACGATGTAATGGCCTTGGCCTGCGGCGAGGTGCATCGGCGTGAAGCCAACCGGCAATAGCACTGTGTCAATCAGCTTCGTGGCCGTCGACGTGGCATTGCTGTCATAGACAGCCACCGTGCCGGATGTCGTGCTCGACACGAAGATGCCAATCAACGTCTGACCGGGGATTGCGTTGACATTCTTACTCGCGCTGAACAGAACGCCGCCGCCGCTAATGCTCGATGCCATTACAGCCTCCGATGATTCGATACTTGCCGCATGTGATCTTCCCAAACGTCGTTTAGCGTCTCGCTGGCGTCGAAATTGGCCCAGTCCGGTTCGTGCTTGGGTGCGATGTATTCCGCCTCGCTCATTACCTGCGCGCCATATGCGAACGCGTCAGATGGATGCGAGGCCCAGTTGTGCAGCGGTTCTTTCGAAAAGACGCCCGTGTCGTCATTCCACTCGTATTCCCACGCTCCCAGGCCATCTAGGCCGGCTTCACATGCGGTACGGTTGAATGCACATTTCGGGATGACCGCGCGAGCTGCGCTGATCTGGTCAAGTTTCTTGGTCTGCGGCACTACATCGACCTTCCCACCGCCGAATGCCGCTAGAAACCGCTCCATGCTCGTGTGCTTGCTTTGGAACGTCTTGGCGCGCGCATCGTGCGGCAGCCATATCTTTCCGAGCTTGGCGCCCATATCGGTGATGCTCTGCTGAATGCGTGGAATCCAGTCCTCTGCATCTAGCCCCGAGTCGCCTTCGTACTTGATTAGGTTGAATCCGCCCGGCAGACGCTGCCAGTACCACCACGAGGCCGTGTCACGAAAGCCCAAGTCGCTGCTGATCTCTATCGGCGCGCCCAACGGGTCGTATTCGATCTCTTCGCTGATCCGACCTTCACGCTCCGCGGCGCTGACCCACTTGCCTAGGATCGAACCGGCAATGTTGCCGTATGCGCCTTCCCAGATATGGTCATATTCCTCTTCCGGCAGGTTCGCCAAGTCACGCTGCCGAGCACGCTGCAACACCGAAGGAAACCGAGGATTGTCACGCCAGTTCAGTTCAATGATCTTGAACAGCGGGTCTTTCACGCGCCTGAACCGCAGATCGGTAGGGCTGCCCTTGCGCCGCGGGTTCCACGTCACCCACAGTTCGCTGACCTCTTCCCGCAGCGTCGGGATTAGCGTCGACCACGCCATGTTGGTGACCGGCTCTGCCTCGTCAACCCAACACAGGAGAATGCGCGCCTTCGACTTCACACTGTCGATGCTGCGATCCAACCCGGCGAACTTATACGAGATTCGGCCGTCCTTCGTGCGGATGAACTTCTCGCCGATCTCGAAGAACGCTTCTAGCCACGGCTCAGACCGAATCGCCGCCTTCACTTCCTCAAGCGACGAGTCATCCAGCGAGTTCATGAACTGCCGCGCGCAGAGGATGATCCCCTCGCGCCCTTCCATCGCCCACATGTAGGCCCGGACGGCGCTCATCTTGGCGAACGATCGCGTCTTTCCCGATCCCCGGCCGCCATATGCACCGCGTATGTCCGCCCTGCCGCTGAAGACAGGGATTAGCTTAGGAGGGAGTTCAATCCTTACTGACGTCATGGCCTTCCAGCGGGACGAGCTCGATTCTCTGGACCACCCGAAGCGGCGCGTCCTTATCGCCCGTCAGTTGCATCTGACTCAGGTCAGGCACTGACTTGCGCAACAGAATCTCAATCGCCTTGAGGCGGGACTGGCTCAACTCTTCCGAAATGCCAAGTGCATGATTTTGCAAGACATTTATTAGCTGTGTGGCCTGAATCTTCTGGCGCACATCATCTTGGTGTGTCTTACGCAGACGGGCTGCCATCTTCCCCGCCTCTTACGTACTTCTGCGCCAGCGTCTCAGCCTGCTGAAGCAGATCGTCGAGCGACGAGTATTCCCCGTGCGCTTTGATCTGCTCGATCGCCCATTCGCGGGCTTCTGCTGAGATGGTCACATTAGCCGCCGACGCTCGGCGCCCAGACGTTGCCGCCCAGGCAATAGAAGTCGGCCGTTTTGCCTGCGGGAACACTGACAGCCGTATTCACTGCAACATTCGAGAAGTTGCCGCCGACCGGAGGATAGACAGAGAGGGCGTTCGTCGCTTGGCTGTTCACGACTACGTAGATGTCACCAGCGAGCGCTGTCATCGACACAGCATTGGCTGCCGGCAGACGTGCGCCAGAGCTGGCCGCAACGGTCGTGAATACGGAAAAGTCGCTGGTGATCAACGTAGCGCCTACCTGCGTGGTGCCAGCAGCGCTCAAGGCGAGTGCAGGAACGCCGGCGGTAGTTGCCTGTGCTTGGGCTGCCGGAACGCCGGAACCCATGAGTTTCGCGATGGTTGTCAATTTATTCTCCTAAGCTGCGCGCACGGCGCTTTCAACTACATAAGGTCTGAAAGCCTCGCCGTCGTGCTCTGCGAGAATTTCCTCTACGGTTAAATCGTCCAGCAGAATCCAGCCGGTAATCTCGTCACCTTGGCCAAGCCCGTCGCTCCATTGCCCGAAGCGCACGAATTGGCCTTCTGGTGACAGACGGGCCGGGTCAAGCGTTACTTGAAGCGTCACAACGCGCGGCGCTGGGTGGCCAAGATCGTCTAGCAACTTCGCGTTCTTCAGGTCTCGATCGAACGAGACAATCGCAACTTGCTTCTTGGTGATGGCTTCGATCATTACAGGTTCGCTTTCTCGATCGGATTGCAGCAGAGCGCAGTCGGCGTAGGCTTCTTGTGGTCGCACCACCAGCAGCGATACATTCCGGCTCCAAAAATAAAGAAGCCCGCGCTGGGCGGGCTAAAGCTGCGGGGGATTCGCAGCTGAGGAGAGGGGATGTCTTTCCATCAGTCAGCTACGGGGATAGCGGTGGCACTGCGTGAAGGCAAAAACTCAATCTAGCAAAATTGTACGTTTTAAGAGGGTATGTGTGAACTAGCGTGATGTGAACTGCTAATGTTCACGCCATCTCCTCTTCGCGTTCCAGCACCGGCTGGCCGTTCAGCATAGCCCGATATGCGCGATGTGCCTCAGCTCTGAACGTCCGAAGCTGCCGGTAGAAATACGATGTCGAGAATCCCATCTCGTGCGCGATCGCCTTAATGTTCTTGGCGCGGTGCAGGTAGAAGAGATAGAAGATGAATTTCGACTGGCTTTCCTTCTGCGCGAGAACGGACAGATTGAAATAGCTCAGGTTCGCGCTCAGCAGCGCATCAGGCACTTCGCCGCCTCCGGCTGGTCCGCGCATACGTGCGAGGATATTGGCAGGCACAGGAGGCGCAAATAGGCGCCGGGAGCGGTGCCATTCAGCCCAGCGGAGGCAGAACAAATGCAATTCTTGGTTTTCTTCTGTCATTTCACCACCTCTAATTTTCCGCCCTCGATCAGAGCGACATAGGTTTTCGCTACCATTTCCAGCACAAATGCGCGGCGCTCGGCTTTGTCCATCGTCTTACCTTGGTCCAATTCGGCGTGACAGAACTGACAGAGAGCTGCAATCATCGCGTCGGAAGCCTTGATTCCCATCCCCTTGCCTTCGTTCCCATGCGCAGCCTGTGTGTACCCAACGCGCCCACAGCAAACGCAAGGAAGCCCCGCCACGACCTCGCGGAGCCGTGCCGACCGGAATGTGTGCGGCTTCGGGATTCCGATCAGGCGGGCTGTCATTCCTCTCTCCCGGAAAACCTCACCTCGTGTTGTGCCCCGAATGCGGTTATCAGTTCCACCAAATCGGAAAACTCCTTCACCGTCATCTTGCTAGTGCTCTCACCGATCGCCACGAATCCACCGTCGATGCCAGGCAGCACGCGCTGTCGACGGATGCTGGCCGTCATGACGATCTTCCACTCGTCAGGCGTGAGCTTCTGGCCGTGCCAGTTGACCTGCTCAGAAAGATCGGTGAGCAAAGCCCAAAGCTTGGCGTTCTGGTCGAGCGTGCGCGTCTTGGGCTTCACTTCCACCACATACCCTGCCGGCGCTCGCGTGACGGCTCTGACGGCCATCTGGCGAGCCGTGTCGTGGACGAGCGAGAAGAACTGGCGATCGCTCATACCGGCTCCGACATCGCCATACGGCGCCTGATCCACTTTTGCGCGGGCAGATTCTGCCTTCCGCCATCTTCCAAGCCGTAGCCGTAGGCGATGCGCATCAACGCTTTTTCTGAGTCCGTACAGTGCAGATTCATGAAATTGAAGAAGTGTTCGAACAGGCAATCTGTTGTATGCGAACGCTTCCCCGGTTCGGCGCAGCCAGCGCAGCAGTCAGTCATGCGCCTTCTCCTCAAGCACGCGAATCTCAACCGCAGGACCGTGCGCCTCAAGCAGCGCGACCTGCGCCGCGAGCCAGGTTCTCCAGTGGTTCTCCTTCACCGTAGCAAGGAGACACCCGCCTGACTCGGCGTAGTACGCTTCAAATTGCTCTCTTCCGTTCAAAACGCTCATTTCGCTTTCTCCGTCAGACCGCGCCACCGATATTTCATCGCGCTCTTTAATTTCGTACGCCAGCGGTTCGCTTCGTCAGCACTTTCGCAATACGTGCCCCAGTCTTCTCCATCGAACCATGCGTATCCCACCAATCCATGCAGAAATTCACGCTGATATACCCCAATTCGAACCGGATCAACACTGATCGGATACCATTCCGTCACTCTCATTTCTGCTCCTCCGCAAGACCGCGCCACCGGTCCATTTCGTAGATGATCGGCGCACGAAGCATGTCGCGATCGCTCAACCGAAAGTCGCCGAGCTTCCAGTAGTAACGGCGATTTTTTTCGTCCGCTCCGTTCTGGTAAATAATCTCCACGTCGTACCAGCCTTCGCGGACAGGCGGCGTCGCGCACGGATACCATTCGGTCAGGTTCATTTCTGCTCCGGTGCAGGCTTGGTCCAGTCACGTCGCTTGATGCCGAGCGCGATCCAAAGCGGATCGAAGTTTTCCGGGATCATGCTGCCGCCCCAAAGAATGCAGCGATGAACGGATCACGCCGAGGAACGAACCTACTAGCCTGAGCCGTCTTTCGCGCGATCATTTCAAGTTCGCATTTCGTGATCCGCTGGGCGTCCTGCCCCGATCCCGGGCCGAATACCTTCGTAGGCTGATTCGTTCGAAGTTCGCTGATGCGGTATTCGGCGATATGGACTAGCCCTTCGTCCTTCAGACGCGCCAGCCGCTTGCGGACGGTCTCCGGATTCGCGCCGAACCTTTCGGCCAGCTCTGCGTTCGTCTGCGGCCTCTCAAGCAAGCCATTGAGAATCTGAGCCGTCAGATAGACGTTGCGCTTGGATTTCATGCTGCTCTCCCGAACAGGGCTGCCGTGATCGGATCAATCTGGATGGCGTTCTTCTTTACCGGCTTGCTGGCAACAATCGCCGTAGGAATGCCGGCACGCTGCGATTTCGGCGGATATGGCATGTCAGGCTCACTACCCATCGCGAACCGTCGTGAAAGCTTGCCGTTGCGTGTCTCGATATAGCTGGCGATGTAGATACGCTTCTTTGCGCGCAATTTGCGCAGGTACTGATCGACCAGACGCCGATCGCATAGCAGCATTTCGCCCATCTCGAACGAACTAAGCGGAGCATGGTTCTTCAGCAATTTGATTACGCACTTTTCGACCTGCGGCTTTGGACCGGGCTTGCGGTGTCCAGCCCCGATCCATTGACCGCGCATCCGGATTGCTGCCTCAGTGCGCCCCGGCAGGAGCCGCATCGCATCAGAGAACGGCTCGTTCGTTTTCCAGAATGCCCGCAAAATATCGTCTTCCCGCTCAGTCCATCTTTTAATCATCCCTTCCCCCGTTTAGTCTTCAAGCCCTGCCAAATAATCGATTGAGCATTCCAACACTTGAGCCATTTCCACCACGATCAAGAATTTCGGCATCGCACCGCGGTTCTCGACGGACGATATAGAACTCGGGAACACTCCAACTTGGGCCGCGAAATCCCGCAGGCTGAAGCCGCGCCGAATTCGCTCTGCTTTGAGCCGCTTTCCAAACTCGCCGAATCCAGGCTTGCGTGCGAATGCCATGACTGATCCTTTAGCTCACGTCGACAATGCGATGGCGCCATTCCTTTGCCTTCGCGTCCCACTTCCATCCGTACACATGCAGCGTCCAACCCAATTTCCTGACTTCGGCAATATGGTCCGACTCGGCTATCTTCTTCACCCGCGCCGGAACGTTGCTCCAACTGGTCGGCTGTAAGCCGAGTACTTCGCCGTCCTTTATCGCTATCTGGTCCAGAATTCCGAATAGATCGACTCGGATTCGGGCGCCTGGTATCCAGCGTTCTACGGTCCAGACCAACCATCCTTGCTCTTTGAGCAGCTCGGCCGTCAGTGCCGATGGACTGCGCTTCATTTCTTCTTTTCCTCGAACTTCCCGATCCGGCAGACGTTCCGCCCGGCGACGTAGTGAAAACTCGGCAGGTGCTTGCAGTTGCGGAAACCTAGCTGGTTCATCGCTCGCGCTTCCGGCTTGGCTTGTGCGTGGATGCAGTTGCGGCAGTTCATTGAAGCCATTCCGGCAACGCAATGTTTGCGACGTGCGTTAGTTCCTCGACCTTCTTCGAGGAACCTAGAAGCGGCGTCACCGTGTCAACGGATTCGAAATTCGGGATCAACGCGCACGCGTGAGCCTGTGAGATTCGGCCTTTCTCTACCGCAGCCGCGAGAATCGGCTGTCGACCGGCCTTGTCATGGCCAAGTGAAACGGTCCAACGAGCCGGTTTGCGATGCTCGCGCGCCTCGCCGACCATGCGAAGGTAGGCTTCCTTGAACGCCATACGAGCCGCGACTTTTTCGCCTTGATCGATCAACGGCTGAGCGATCCAGAATGCAGACGACATTTCTTCAGTCCACACGACCGACGTGCTTTCATCGAAAGGCAAGACGGCCCACGCTTCCTCTGCACCCGGTCGACCGTCGTCGATTCGCGAAATGATTTCTGCAAGCGTCAGGCGTCCCTTCAATTCGCGGCGGCACTTCGACAGCGCGACCAGCACGGCGCGCTCGTCGTAGTCGGCGAGGTCGGTTAGTAGCATCTTCGCCGCCGCTTCGCTCAGGTTCGTTCCGCACAACTCGGCAGTCGCCGCCAGTGCTTGAATCAGATCAACGACCGCCATGTGCTACCTCCGCTTGTTCAATGAGTCGGGACCACATATCGCCCGATGTTTGGAGCCTGTCTGCCTCACGCGCCTTCGTTTCGGTAACTCGGGTGCTTGTCGCCCACTCTGTGCGTAACTTCTCTGCGTCCTTCACCATCGCGCCAGCGCTGTGCATCGTCTGCACGTAGAACCTGTTGTTGTGCGAGACGTAGAACGCTGCGACTGCCGGCGCCTCAGTTGCGCCAAGGCGTTTTACGAATCCTGCTACCTGGGCATTGACCGTTGCATTCCGAACCGGCTTCGTTCCGTAACGGAGTTCGTAAGCAAGGGCGTATGAATTCCATGTCTCGCCCGTCATCGTCTCCACCTTTTTTTCAGCGCCGTCGACGAGTGCGTTAGCACGGTCGTCGGAACGGTTTTGTTTTATGGGTGGATTAAAGGATGGATTAGAGGATGGATTGGGTGCACCTCCTGCACCCCGTTCTGGAACCACGTGCACCCCGTCTTGGAATGACGTGCACCCCGTAGTGGAATGAGGTGCACCCCGTTCTTTACGGGGTGCATTACGTGCACCCCGTTTTTCATCCTGTGGCATCGCCAAGTCGTAGCAAACAGGACGACGATCGCCGCGGTCAATGTAGGCTTCTACGATCGCTTGGTTACCCCTGACGATCACACCCACGCCTTCCATTTCGACAAGCTTGTTTCTTACCGCGCGCTCAGAAAGGCCAGTTTGACGGACCAGAGTATCCGCGGACGGGAAAGCTGCCTTACCGTTCACGTCTGCATAGTTAGCCAGAACGAGCAGCACGTGACGCGCTGTCGGATTCTTGATGATTTCCTGATCCATGGCCCAGGCCATTGCTTGAACGCTCATTTCCGTGATCCGTAAAATTCCAAACACTTTCTGTATGACGATCCGACTTTTAGAGAGCGCCTTCAGTCGCCATCGTCAGGGTCGATTCCTGCCACGACGCGCATCCGATCGCGATGTATTCTCGTTACATAGTCGAAGCCGCGAACCCGGATCAAGATCAACTCACGGAGGAATTCAGATTCGCCCATGCCAGCCTCGCAAGCGATTCGAAGCAGTTCCTCTTTCGTCTCGATGTCTATCTTCGTTCGAGCTTCTTCCGTCAGCTTGCCGAAGCGGCCGCTGTTGATCATTCGCGCCATGCCTTCCCCTATCTGGTTGTCTTTCATGTGACCTCGTAGTACTAAGGGCCGCTGTACGGCTTCTGGCTATTGCTGTTGCGTGTGGGTGCTACGAGGCTGCGGATTGTTATGCCGCTGCTTGTTCGGTACCGCGCAGGTAGGTCCAATCAACGGCCGGGTTCAACTGTTCGCAGCGAACCTTCCCGCTCGTGAGCCGCTCAATCGGCGGGCAGTACTGAGGAGGGACAGATTTGTTTTTTCGCCAGCTCTGGATCACCTGGTAGCTGACTTCTAACTGGCGGGCCATGTCCGACAGCGACTTAAATTCGCTGATCGCCCGATCTACTGTGTTTTCCATCGTGGAGTCCAAAATGTGTGGGCCTGAGTCATTCTATGCAAGTGGCACTTGCAATGCAAGCGAAATCTGCATCGACACAAGCGTGGCTTGCACATACATTCCTGTCATGGACATTCACAAGCGACTCAGGAAATTTAGGAAGGAACTCGACCTCAGCTATCAGGCGATAGCGGAGGCATGCGGCGTGAAATGGCAAACGGTGCAGCAGTGGTGTAAGGACGAGGCGGACGGCGGGACCGATCCGAAGCTCGCCAACCTGGAACCACTAGCGAAAATCCTAAAAACAACACCCTGGTATTTGTTGTTCGGCGTCGAAATAGGGGTCGACAATTCGCCGAACAGAGGGCAAAACCCCATTCTTTCCGACGAAGCGGACGAGTTAATTCAGTGCGTCATGCGTCTGGACAAGGCAGGCGGTCAGGTACGTAAAACGTTTGCTTACACTCTCGGCATATTGGAAATTGTCGAAAGATTGGGATCGGTGCAAGATGCCGATGTGGTGGCCGAGCTTGCAGAACACGAGGAGCTGCTGGCACTCCACGCCGAGCAATCTAGGGTTTTAAAACATGCCCCCCGCAAGCACAAATGAAAAAACCATCGTCAGCATGGACCTTTACCGGCAGCGTCGAACTGTCGAATCCAAGCAGAAGGAGTCAACCGATCCGGCCGAAGAAGCGTTAAACGAAATCGCCCGATACCTTCTGATGGCCGTTCGCGTCATCACATCCAGGCGTCACTAAATTCCCATCCCCGCATCGCCGGGGATTTTTTTCGCCTCGACATACAGTTTTCTCTTGCATAACAAGCGCTGCTTGCATAAGATAGCTACATGGACGCAAACAACGCGACATCGGATAGCCCGGCAACGTGAGTTGGGAATGTCTAGCCCGAACTGCAATCGGGCCGACCGGATGACCTGGCGAAATCGGAGCCAGCGACGCGACAGAGCCGAAGAAGTTTTATCAAGGCGTCTTG